CGCACTTAGTAATCTTGATTCGTCAATGAATAATTTTATGGAGCATACTAAACTTGATAGTGTGTTAGGAAGACTTAACGGTATATTAGCAGAAGCACAACAGGTTGCAAATTTAATTAATTTCTGTAGCGCACCAGTTGATCCAATTGCTATACCAAATATGTTAGAACGTGCATTTGGTAGTTTTCTTGGTGCTGGTAAATCAATTATTGACGATATTGGTTCTATTGCTCCTGAAAACGTGTGTGCATGTTTAAGTCTTGATGGTGGATTTAACGCCAATGTATTCAATGGCGGCGTACTAGGACGTATTGCAAACAATATTAACGATATTACTAGTGGAAATTTACTGCAAAGTGAACTAGATGCAATCACAAATGATATTTCTAGTATTGGAGACGCAGTATCAGGGTTACTAGCATTTGAAAATAATATTAGCGGAAGTTATTCTAGTGGCGGAAGTCAATTTGCCACACCAGACGGATCGTGTAATAGTGAAGTAGGTGTATTACATAATCCAACCAGTGGCAATATTGCAGATAATGCAAGACTTACGAGTAGTTTAAAGAGCTTATATGACAGAATGGCTGGATATCCAGTACAATATAGTTTAGGAGCAAGTACAGGCGGCAGCGGTACTGGACACCAATTTGATTCAAATGGTAAACGTATTTTATCTGGTGACGTAGTTGAATATCCTAATATATTCCATTTATTACTTGATCCGGAAATGATTGCTCTATTAGATACATTAGATGATCCCCAACCTGAAATTAATAACCAAGTACCAGTATATGACTACTGTGGGAATATAATTGGATATACTAGCAATTTAAGTCAGCGTGACTTAGATGAAAAAAGTCAAGGCACAAATCCATCTGTGCCAAATAGCCCAGGATATCTAGCAGGAGGATTACCAACAACAACTGGTGGTACAACATCAACAGGTGGTGATGTTACTGTTATCAATAATTTTACTAGTGGTGGTGCTACTTTATATATTGTAAGTAGTGAAGCAGGACAACTTTCGTTGTCTGTTAATACTAATGACCTTGTAGTTAGATCTGATCAGTTAGCAACATATGTTAGATTAGATACAGCATCATTTAATACTGGAACAATGGCTGATTATCAAGCTAGTACACCAATATTAAATCCGTTTGTGGCAGATTTAAATACTACAAACAATAGTGGAATTATCATTAAAGATGGAAATACTAGTCGTGCAAGAGCATTAGAAGGCCAAGCTGGACAGATATCTATTGCCAACCCAACAGGTCAAGGTGGTAATATAAAAGTTGAGATAGCTGAAAATGCAAGGATGCCAGGAACAGAAGCTATAAAAATACCAACTGGTTCAACAAGTCAACGTCCTAACACTGAAATCGGTGAAATAAGATATAATACAGATAGTGATAGAATTGAAGGATATTTTGGTGATACTAATTCTTGGAAAAGTATTGCGTTACTTCCTGATATTGTAACAGCAAGTGTTAATAACGCAAACATTGGATCTGGTACTGGTATATTTAAACAAACTGCTGGAACAGTACAACAGTTTAAAAGTCTCACACCAGATGGTGCAATTACAATTGCAGATGGTGATCAAATTACCATTGGTGATAGTATTACTGCTAGTAATCAAGGATCTGGTGCTGGCGTATTTAAACAACGTAACGGGAATGATTTACAATTTAAATCATTAACAAGTACAGATAATAGTGTAGTGATTACAAATAATGCTGATACTATTGACGTAAGTGGAGATCCAAATGTTCTTAAAGCGACACTTACTACTACAAACAATAACGTAACTGAAGTGTTATTTAATTCAGCGTCACTTAATATACCTACTGGAAAAACATGGTTATTTAATGCGTTAGTTTTAGCAAAAAATGGGACAGAAAATCAAGGTTGGAAACTTGAAGGTATGGTGCAGGATAACAGTGGAGCAGCGAGTCTAATTGGCAGTGTAAGTAAAGTGTATTATCAAAGAAATACTGCAGATGCGCAACCATTGGGAGTATGGGATGCAATGCAGACATATAATACAAGTGATTTAGTAGAATATGATCTCAATGTATATCAAGCTAACACTGCGATTACTGGTGGTGGATTATCTCCTGATCAAGCAGGATCTAATTGGCAGGTAACATATACTGGTTGGAATGCTAGTGCAGATATAAATTCATCTGCTTTTAAAATAAGAGTTAAAGGAGAAATATCAACAACTGTAAACTGGAGCATACGATTAACGTATGTTGAGGCATAATTAATAAAAAGTAAAACTTTTTACTTGACAAGTAAGTCGTCTTACCATAAACTTTTACTATATGGTTAGACGTCATGGCACATCTAAAATAGAATATTTTGGCATAAAGAAAGGCAAACAAAATGAGGTCCAAAGATACCGGTGAAGGTAGAAAAATTATAGCAAAGGTGGAAGTTCCACTAGGAGTAGATGATATTGCAATATATGCATTACGTTACTTAACGGAGATGGAAGATAAAAAACCTTGCAAAACTGCTGATAGCAGTCAAAAACGTGAGATATTTAATATGGCGAAAACAGCTATACGAAATTGGGGGATAGAAGAACCCAAGATGTATATTACAAAAAACAATAAAGATTTACCGCATTTTCATGCTGTAATCAAAAATAAATTTCCGGAGTGTGATTAATGGCTGATGATATTATTGACTTTAAATTTGAAAAAGCAAAGCGTAAGAGCGGAATAACTGATACAGCATTAATTAAGGATATGCTGGATAATGGTTATGATCCGTGTAATTCCATAGATGGAGTTAATTATTTTAACGAGCAGGAATTCAATGCAATGGTTCAAAATATGGAAACGCCAGGAAGTATACAAAACTGGTCTGATGAATCAATAAAACGATTGTTTAGAGATATCATGGCATCAGATCCTGAGAACATTCAAACTGAAACTGTGTCGTATACATTTGATAGTAATGATTCTTACACATTTAATACAGACGATTATAATTAATGACACCAGTAGAAATGTTTGAATATAAACTAAATTGGAAACCAGGTTACAGTGTTAAATTACATAGTGACTGGGTTGACAAAGGTAAGACTTGGTGTCGAAAAAACTTAAAAAGGCATCAATGGAGTATGACACAATGGACTGATGTCTATGAGCATACATTCCATTTTGAAGATCCAAGTGCTGGAAAAGAATTTAAAATAGATATGGCTTGACAATGTATCCTTATTCCTATACGATATTCTAGTATAACAAGGAGAGTAACATGCAAACATATGACATAGACGGCTTAACTTATATGCAAATTGTAATGCTAGAGCATATGCAAGAATTAGAAACAGCAAAAGAATGTTCAGATTTCATTGATAGCCTAACTCCAGCACAACTCAAAATGGCTAAGTGTTTACAAACAATGCTAAAGCAAATATACTCAGAAGTAGGAGACTCGTAATGTCAGTAACTTCTATAGGATATAATAGACACGAGAAAATAATTAAGTTAAGTACAGGTGAAGAAGTTGTTACTGCGATGATGGATGTATTAACAATTAAGTTAAGCACGGGTGAAGAAGTGGTTGCCAGGTTTGATAGTGTCACAGAAGATTTCATAATAGTAAACAGGGTACACACAGCAACAATTAATCCACAAACTGGTGCTATACAGCTAGAACCTAAGATAAAGCATAAGAGCAAGGCTGATTACCTTCAGAATTATAAATCCATGAAGGCTGATTACTTTAAGGGTATTCAGAACAAATACAATAGTCTTGTAAAAATCAAACTATCTCAAATTGTAGCTATTGCTAACCCTAATAAACATGCATCCGCACTCCATAATATGGAAGAAATGATATTGTTACAATAGTATCTGAGATAACCCACGGTTAGTTGAGATAACACTAACCTTTATCTGATAAACTGTAACTAACACTCGAGTATTACATAAGGCGCAGGTGTGACCCTAACTCATACAATAGTATTAATAGTGAATAAGAGGTTGACACCAAGACGTATTGATGTTATATTACTAGTATAACTTGTTTAGGAGCCTACTATGAACTACATTGTAACTGAACCCGGTCTAACGCATCTTACATATGCACAAAAATTAACCCCTGCAACCTTTGCTGTGTTAGTACAAGCATTCGGAGCCGACGACCACTTCTCAGTCGCACCTTACAGTGTTGCACTACAACAGCAACTTCGTAAAGATCATCCAACAGATTCTCGCAACCAGTCACAACAATCCTTAGTCGAGTCTGTTGCAGATTATGTCTAATCAAAATATACAACGTATCGGGTTTGCATGTAAGTACATGCACCCGGACCAAACACAAAAACCTAAAATACTTAAAGAAATACAATCTCAGTATACTGAGCGTAGTACAACTATTACATGGCTTAACAGACAGACACGTGAAGTAGCTGAAGAACGACTATATGAGATTGCATTTGATAATATTGCAAACTTAGAAAGGCTAGTCAGATATGTTGGATCTTTACCACCACAATTACGTATGGTACGTATTGGTAGTAATCTTTTACCTGCTTATACTCAGCGGGATTGGTCTTATTTTTATAGGCAAAGAAGTCTCCAAGAAAGGCTCGAGAAAGGATACTCAGCAATCGGCACTCTTGCTCGCGAGCTTGATGTACGCCTGTCTATGCACCCTGGTCAGTTTACTGTGCTGGCAAGTGATAGTCCTGATATTGTAAATAGAAGTATAGAGGAGTTTGAATACCATGCGGATATCATCAGGTGGATGGGCTACGGTCAAAAGTGGCAAGATTTCAAATGTAACGTCCACATCTCAGGACGCCAAGGTCCAGCCGGTATCAAAGCCGTCCTTCCGAGACTGTCTCCAGAAGCAAGAAACTGTATTACTATCGAAAACGACGAAAACGCCTGGGGTCTCGAAGCTAGCTTAGAACTAGAAAAAGATGTTGCACTAGTTGTAGATATCCATCACCATTGGGTAAACAGTGGTGGCGAATATATATCTCCTACAGATGACCGTATCAAGCGTGTACGTGACAGTTGGCGTGGTGTACGTCCTACTATGCACTACAGCGTAAGCCGTGAAGACTTATTAGTAGATCATAATGCATCCATAAAGCCAGATTATCAACAGTTGCTAGAAGCAGGATATAAGAAAGCAAAGATGCGAGCACACAGTGATTACATGTGGAATACTGCGGTTAACGATTGGGCCTTAAGTTTCTGGAACGACTTTGATATTATGGTCGAGGCTAAACACAAAAACTTAGCCAGTAATCAATTATTCAAACAATCTCAAATAAAAAGTAGTCTAGCGGCATAAAACTGTTGACATTAACATGCTATGATGCTATAAATTAAGAGTAAGTTAACACAGAGGAACATAAAATGGCTTTTGCAAACACTGGTTGGAACCCAAAAAATGCATCATGGGGATGCACTACTGAAACCAAACAACTAGCAGAAGGTCTTACTTCTCTTAGTACTTGGCCATCAGCTGGCGAAGTTGAAGATAAGAAAAATAATCCTGCTATGGAAAAGTTTCGTAAAGCACAAAATGTTGTCTATGATATTTTTAATAATGGTTTAGGTAATCGTGCTCGTCAATGCAGACATGCATTAGATGGGCTTACTAAAGCAGAGCTTGCTTTTGCAGTATATAGTAATGGTCGGTTTTGTTATCCTGCAAATTGGGACCAGATTGAAGAAAAAGTTGAAGAAAAGTTTACGCCAATTGTAATGGCAGCGGCCCGGGAACAGGGCCTAATATAAAATAATTTTGGGAGGCAAAATTACCACCTGGGCAATAATGCCCCGCTCAACATAAAGGAGATCCCAATGAGTGAAAAAACTGAAACTGTTGTTGAAGCAACAAAAATTGTAGGCAAATTTGCATTTATATTTGTTGTATTAATGGCTAGCATCACTGCTTTTACATGGCTATATAAACAATATGGTGTAGAAGGAACACTAGCAGAATTGTATGGAATTGGAACATTTGCAGTACCATTCTTTGTATACATGATTGTAAGTATAGTGTGGAGCGAAGCTAAACACCGTGTTTGGATGCGTAACAATAACATGGAATAAACTATAAAAGGATGCAGTAAAATGCATCCTTTTTAAAGGAGAAGGAAATGAACAATTTACCAGATTATATTGCGGCACGACTTGCCCAAGTCGCGATTATTATAATATTTTTAATGGGCATGGGTAGTATGATATGGGAGTTAATTCTATGAGCGTAGAAAAATTTATTGCAGATGAAGTGTCTAAGATTAATGCTACATCCAGACAAGGAGAGCAAGCCGAGATGGTACAACTTGACATGAATGTGTGGGCAAAACAAAATGGTTATGAAACTACTGATGACCGCACAAGTGTAATTTCTGTATATGCACAACATCAAGGTTGGTTACAGGAAAATATTAATGGAATGGAAATTGTGAATCTGTAAAGATTGACTAATCGTATATAATCGTATATAATCGTATATAATTTAATTGTAAAGGTAGACTATGGGATTTAATAATAAAGAAGATATTACTGAATGGGCAATGGTGCAAATAAACAAATATGGTATCAGACATCCTGATACATTTACTGAAAATGAGATTGCATATGCATGTCCGGAAATTCCAATGCAAGTTATTAAAAATCACGTACATCACCGTGATATAGAAGAATATGAAATGGATGACGGGTCATAACCCTCCAGAAAGATACGGCAATAAATGACATACGAGATTGAAACTATTTTTTATAACAACTTAGGAGGAATTCGTACGAAGGAATGTGAGTTGTTTGATACTAAACAAAAAGCTATCAAGCATATGAATTATAAAGCATCTAAACGAGAACACCTAAAAAAACAAGGTGCAGTTAAAGAGGGATGCATAAAATTTGTAGATGAACGAGGTGTCGTTAGAGAGGAAATTAAAATAGGTACTTTGTTATCTACACGTGAAACTTAATCATAATTATTACGAGGCAGAGTAAAAATGAAGGCAGTTTTAATAGTAGTATCAATTGGGCTATTGTGGGCACAAGAATCGTTCGCAGAAACGATTACCCGTCCAAAGTCAAAAATACATCCAACTGTTGTTTTTGATCCAATAACATATCCTGAAGAACACTGTTTAGCTCTTAATGTATATTACGAAGCAAGAAGCAGTAATTTAGCAGATAAGTATGCAGTATCAGATGTTGTTCTTAATCGGGTATTAGATAGCAGATATCCAAACACTGTATGTGAAGTAATTAAGCAAGGGCCTGTTGCTAACAACGGACATCCTAAACTTCATAAATGTCAGTTTAGTTGGTGGTGTGATGGTAAATCAGATATTCCAAAACCAGGCGATGCATGGATTGAAGCACAAACAATTGCATTTAATTTATATAATTTCGCCAATTATAGAGGAATTACTGAAGGTTCAACACATTATCATGCTAATTATATTTCCAGTCCAGTATGGGTGAAAGAACTACAGCTAGTAGGTCGTATTGGTTCACACATATATTATAGGTGGGAATAGCTAAATACATACATGAAAATAAATGAGATAGTATTATCACAGCTTGATGAGGGTCCACACGACCCTCATATTTTTAAAGCAATATTCCTTTCTGGTGGGCCAGGTAGCGGTAAAAGCTACGTGGCTCGACAAATCTTGCAAGGATATGGTCTTAAATTTGTAAATAGTGATGATATGTATGAATACCTTGCTAACAAGAATGATTTGGACATGTCTGATCCGTCACAAATTATTAGTAAACAAGGGCAAGAAATTAGAGGAAAAGCTAAAGATATAACCAACAATAAAAAAGGTAGTCATTTACGTGGCCGCTTAGGTATGGTGATTGACGGTACTGGAAAAAATCTTAACACTGTTTCCAAACAAGTTATCGGTCTTAGAGCTATTGGATATGATTGTATGATGGTTATGGTTAATACAGATTTAGACGTGGCACAAGAACGAAATGCAAAAAGAGCAAGACGTGTGCCAACAGAACTTGTAACTCAGATGTGGAATAAAGTCCAATCTAATTTAATGAAGTTTCAACAAGTATTTGGTGCTAGTAATTTTCATATTGTTGATAACAGCGGTGGATTAGAAGATCCAGACCGAAAAGAAAATTTTCTTAATGTAGAGAAAGCAGTTAGAAATTTTCTTACAAAAAAACCCACACATAGAGCGGCAACTCAGTGGATTAACTCTCACAGAAAAAGTACTTAACATCAGTGAGAAAAGGAATAACTGAAATGCACACCTATAAATGTCAAACAATAAGAGTGGTAGATGGAAATACTGTTGATGCTATCATTGATCTTGGATTTAATGTAACTATATCTCAGCGTATAAAGTTATATGGTGTTTATGTGGAAGATATTAAAAGCACTAATAGTGAAATTAAAAATATGGCAATTAAATCAAAAGAAAAATTGTCAGAAATATTAGGAAAAGAATTTGTATGTGAAACTATTATGAATAAACGTGGCAGAGCAGGTAGAATTATGGGAAAAATTAATACTACTGATGCCAGTGGAAATAAGATAGATGTCAATGATATGCTAATTCAACAAGGCTTTGCAAAGCATTTTGGAGAATAGGACATGTTTTTAGGTATATTAACATTAATAATAGCACTAACTATTAGTGCGGTGGCTATCTACTATAGTGTAGCAGGATTGGTTGCAATATTTGCCGCAGCCGCCTTACCAATTATAATTATGGGTGGTGCACTTGAGATTGGTAAATTAATAACAGCACTATGGTTACATAAAAATTGGGCAAAAGCAAAATGGTGGCTTAAAGGTTATCTAAGTATTGCTGTATTTGTATTAATGTTTATCACAAGTATGGGCATTTTTGGATTCTTGTCTAAAGCACATATTGAACAAACTTCTGGTGCAGAAGAAGGGTTAGCACAAATTGAAAGAATCGATCAAGATGTACTGCGTCAAGAAGCTATTATTGAACGAGCAGAAACTCGTATAATTAAAGCAGAAAATAATGCTGACAAACAAGATACAGGAATACAAGAAAAAATTGATAAAGAGCAAGAAAGAATTGATAGTGCTTATAATCGACGTGAACCTGCCATTGCAGAACAAAATGCAATAATTTTAGCACAAGCTACTGCATTAGAAGATCGTGTCACAGTATATGAAAATGAAATTAAAGACTTAGGCGATGAATTAACAAGGTTAAATGAACTAGTTAATGAATATCGTACACAACTTGATAGTACAACTGTTGCAAGTGTAGAAGAACAAATACAACCTTATCAAGATCAAATTGCACAACTAGATGTAGATTTAGAACGTATTAACACACAAGCAAATGAATATGAAGCTCGTATTAGTCAAGTACAAGTGGATAATACCGCAATACAAAGTTTACAAGAACAAATTACAAATGTTGAAGAAGCAATTGTAGTAACTACAAATAAATTGCAAAGTACAGAACGAGATCAAATTAAGGCCGGTCAGGCTGTTATTGGTGTAACTAGTGACGGACTATTTGGGGGCAATACTCGTCGAGCATTAGCAACTTGGGTAGAAGCACAACAAGAACGTATTGCACAACTACAAGCACAAGAGTCGGAATTAAGAACGCAAGCACAAAATACAGTTAATAATGAACGTGCAAGACTAACTGACCTTGTTAAAGACTTGCGTGGCACAAAAACTGAGCAAGCAAATAGTCGTAAGCAAGGCTTGCTCGACACCATTGCATCATTACGCAATGATGCGGCAAGTGGTTTACAAACAACTCGTAATACCATTCAAGAAAAGATTGATTATATCCTTGCCACCGATATACCAGATGTTAGACAAGATAGAACAATTGCGCAAAATAAAATAACAGAATTAAGAAATGCACCTAATGTTATTGTTGAATCAGCTCGAGAAGAAATTACTAGACAACGTAATAGTGCTGATAGTGAAATAGCCGCTGCACAAAGTATTATTAACAAGTTACGTAATGAAATACAAATTGGTGATAATGTGGACTTAGACGATATTATCCGCCAACAAAATACAATCATACGTGATGCCAATGATGCAACTGACATATTAATTGAACAAAAATATGAATTACAAGCAGAGTATAGAAAACTTGAGGCAGAAGTAGGGCCGATTAAATATCTAGCAGAGTTTGTTTATGGTGATGTAGCAGATCAAGATATCCTTGAACAAGCCGTACGATGGGTTATTTTAGTCATTATATTTGTATTTGATCCACTAGCGGTATTATTATTAATAGCAAGCCAATATACATTTGAATGGCGTAGACAAGAAAAGGTAACACACAATGTACACACAGATGATAGACCTATACCTCCAGAACCTAAAAACGATGGACCGGATAATGGGGACAAACTACCAGAAGATATGCAAGATGATGATATGGGACATAATGAACGAGATAGAGAAGCCGTTGATGAGGAAAGTTTATCAGGACGGAGCAAATTGGAATCTGCACAAGAACAAGTTCTTAACAGTGGAGAAGCCAAGGAGCAAACTGATACCGAACAGGACACCGGAGGAAGTTCTGGAGAGATACCAGAGCAAGAAGCGACCGATTTAATAGTTGACAAGGAAGCATATAACCCGTATACTGATGATAGACCTGACGAAGAATTAACAAAAATTCAATTATCAGCTAGACATGATATGAAACTATATAGTCCTAGTGGGGTGTTAGTTTCTAATAGAGGCAAGGCTATTAAAAAAGTAACCATTAAATCGAAAGAGGACAAGAACACCCAATGAGGGAAAATCCAATCTACACAGTAACTCCACCAGATATGATGCTACCTGATCGTGGACCGATTATTACATTATTAACCACAGAACAATCATTTGTTGATCAAGTAGAAACACTTTATGAGAACTTATTTAAAAGTGTTCCAATTACATTGTATCACCCTGGCGGCATTGTAAATGATTCAAACAGTGGGTGGCTAATGTCAATGGCTCGTTTTAGTGATACACTATACATTGATCTTGATAGTATAAATGAATTAGGTATAGTAGTAAGTTTAATGGCTAATACTAATAAAGTGTTTATTACTAAAACCAATAAGCGTAAAAGTATTGTAAAATTACTTAATACCAAACAGAGCTCTAAGTGTGCTGTTTTTGAAGACTTAAATGAATATGCAGAAATGATGCTGGATTCGATGCACTATGAATAGATCAGCATTTAAACAAGAAAATAAGACGGCACCCATTAACAATTATATACGACAATCTAAGTTGAGATTAATTGATCAAAATGGAACACAACATGGGATAATTGATAAGCATCGAGCATTACAAATGGCTGATGCAATTAATTTAGATTTAGTACTTATTAATGAAAAAGCAGATCCTCCTATTGCAAAATTGTTAGATGCGGGTAAATACTTTTACGAGCAAAAACGCAAAGAAAAAGACCTACAACGTAAGCAGCGTGAAAGCACAACTGTAATTAAAGAAATGCAATTTAAATTAGGTATTGGAGATAATGATTTCAATACAAAATTAAGACATATTGAAAAATTTCTTAGTAAAGATTGTAAAGTTAAATGTGTTATCAAGTATCGTGGAAGAGAAAACGCTAATAAACAAATAGGATTTGAAATAATGGAACGCATTATTGAAAACACTACATCAACTGAATGGGACATTAAGCCTAGTTTAAATGGTAATAGACTAATAGGCATATTAAAAACGAGGAAAGAATGAGAGAACCTAAAAGAGAATATCAAAAACGTGGGCTTTATGTTGAAGTTAGGAATAACGATGTAACTCGTGCTTTACGTAAGTTAAAAAAATTAGTGAATACTGAAGGGTTGGTTAAAGAACTTCGAGACAAAGAATATTACGAAAAGCCTAGCTTAAAGAAAAAGAAAGCTAAAGCAGCCGCCAGAAAACGACACCTTAAAGAATTAGAAAAGAAAAAAGAAAAATAACTCTTGACTTTGCAAGTGAAACGTACTATATTATATACATAGCTTGGGAGATATCCCAGAGTTAGATAGTGCAAGGAAATGTTGTTTTGTAAGGACAATAACTTGGCTAGTAGCCGTAGTGGCAGCGTATGAGCATGGAGACATGAAGACACGTATTTCGAATGTAACTGTTTGATACTAGGCGCAACTGAAGGTATGGAATACTTACTAGGTTGTTGGAGGTAGACTGTAATCCTCCCTATCACTTTATATCCTAACTGTAACAAGAAAGGATCCCACTAGATAAGAATTATAGTGTCACTACAAGAAAAACAACGTAGTAGGGGTTGCGCCATAATACGCACGTTAGGGACCACGGTTAGTCCCTAAATTACTAAATAAACATGTAGATGCCAATAGGGTCTACTTTTACCAATCTTGCTTTAAAAGGAGATTATTATGAAAGCAAATTATATCAACGGACTAGTGGACCAAATCCACACACAAACAAAAACTTTCCTCAACACAATTGATCCAAGTGAACAGTACACAACGCCTCTACGGGCAATGGCTGACGCAAACACAGAGTTTGCTAAATCTTGGGCAACTGCAACAGAATCAATGACCACTGCTTATACAGCGGCATTGAAAGCGTAAGGGGATTGGATATGAATAGATTAACAACATTAGACATCAATAAACTTACTCCATATGCTGTTGGCTTTGATAGAGTATTTGACGACATGTTCAAATACGTAAATCATAATCAAAATAGTACAGGTGGATATCCACCCTATAACATTGTACGTGATGGTGAGAAGTTTCAAATTGAAATTGCACTAGCTGGTATTGCCAAAGAAGATTTGGATATTACAGTAGCAGAGGGTGTACTTACAGTTGAACACACACCAGAAGGTGAAGTAGAGTCTAGCGGATGGGAATGGTTACACAAAGGCATCAGCCAGCGTCATTTCAAACGCAACTTTACACTTAGCGACGACATTGTAGTAAATGGATCTAGAATGGAAAATGGTATGCTATTCATCGAACTAGAGCGTATTATTCCAGACGAGAAGAAACCACGCACTATTCAAATTAAATAAGTAATACTTGGGGAGGAATTCCTCCCCAAGAACTTTATAGGTAAATGTATGAGCACTCAAGAAAATCTACAACAGAAAGAAAAGATAGACCTAGCAACCCCAAAAAAATACAAAGTTATAGTACATAATGATGATGATACTCCAATGGAGTTCGTTATCGAATTATTAGTAAACACATTTCAACATACAAGAGAAAGTGCAGAAAAAATTACATTATCTATACATGTAGAAGGTTCTGGTATAGCTGGTGTGTATTTTTATGAAATTGCTGAACAAAAAGTAGCAGAAGGTATTCTTGCAAGTAGATCCTTGGGATATCCATTAGTTCTTGAAATTGAAGAAACTTAGAAAGGAATTTTATGCGAATCGATCCAGAAATTCGTCTTGACTATAAAGATGTTCTTATACGTCCAAAACGTAGTACACTACAAAGCAGACGCCAAGTAAAACTAGAGCGTAAGTTTGAATTTAGAAATTATATTCCAGATCCGATGAGTATAGAGTTTATTAAGGGTAGACCATCTTATGAGGGTATTCCTATTATGGCTGCTAACATGGATGGTGTTGGTACTATGCGTATGGCCGATAAACTTACTGAACAAAAAATCTTTACTTGCCTAGTAAAGACATACAGTGCAGAACAACTTTCAAAATTCTTTAACAGTGATTATCCAGACAGCAGACGTCGAGAAAATGTTGCTATGAGTATTGGTACAAGCGATGCTGACTTTTTAAAATTAGTTGAAGTTCAAGCACAAGTTGGTAGCAACTTAAAATATGTATGTATGGATATTGCAAATGGTTATAGTGACCATTTTGCAGCAAGAGTACGTAAAGTACGTGACCAGTTTCCAAGACTGGTAATTATAGCAGGTAATGTAGTAACCGGAGAAATGACAGAGGAGTTAATTTTAAGTGGAGCAGATATTATTAAAGTGGGTATTGGTCCCGGCTCTGTTTGCACTACTAGGATACAAACTGGTGTTGGATATCCGCAGTTATCTGCGGTTATCGAGTGTGCAGATGCCGCCCATGGACTTGGCGGTCACATTATTGCTGACGGTGGGTGTACTTGCCCTGGAGATGTCGCTAAAGCCTTTGCAGCTGGAGCAGATTTTGTTATGCTCGGCGGTATGCTTGCTGGCCATGATGAAGGCGGTGGCGAAGTAATTGAAAAGTTTTATGAAACTAACCAGTTAGAAGATTTACATGGCGAACGTGTAATCGAAAGAAAACAGTTTGTACTATTCTACGGTATGAGTAGTGATGCGGCTAACACAAAACATTTTGGTGGACTTAAAGACTATCGTTCATCAGAAGGGCGTGAAGTACTTGTTACTTATAGAGGGAATGTAGAAGCTACAATACAAGATTTACTTGGTGGTATTCGTAGTACATGTACATATGCTGGTGCCATGAAGTTAAAACAACTTAGTAAGTGTACCACGTTTATTAGATGCACTCAACAATTTAATGCAATTTATGCAAAATAACTGTTGACTATGATCTTTTAATACGCTACAACAGTCGTATAGCAACTATGCTAGAGCAGAGGTGTAACACACAGGCTTAAAATAGTATCACAACCCAGAGACGGCGTTAAGGGAGGACATTTTGTTCTCCCTTTTCTTATGTGCAGATACGCACAGTTGCGCTATACGCATATCGTCTTTGCGCATACAGCACTAGTAAACCTTAGGTTTTAGTGTTATATTAAAATAAATAAAAGTACAACAACAAGCGTCCTCAGCTTGCAAAAAATGGGGGGCAGGCGCAGACTGCCATATCAAGCGAATGACGCCAGGAAAAGACCTGGGGTATTGCTTTCCTCAAGCATCCACAAAACTGAATATGGAGATTCAAAATGGTTAATATACTATACAATAACCTTGCGAGCTTGTTTGCGAGGAAAAATAAGCACTCTGATGATATGCGACTATACGCAAAAACAGAATACAAAAGTGATTGGCAGTTTGCTTATCACTATATGATGACACACAACGGCGCTGGGCCACGAATGGGAGTACACAACTAATGACACAAGCAATTTTAACAGCATCAACTATCTTAACAGACGCAGTACAAGGACTAATGGACCTTATACATGACATGAAAATTAAATCACAAAAACGTGCATTGGTACGTAAAACAAAAATTGAACTGTCAAGACTTTCAGACTATGAGTTAAAAGACTTGGGCATTGGTCGCAGTGATATTACTTCAATTGCTAATGGAACCTTTCACGATAACAGAAGTGTTGTAGAAGCAAACCGCAACTTGAGAGGTTGGGTATAATGGAAGCAGTAGGAAACACACCAGTAGAAACACCAACGTTTATCAAAACACTCAACAAGTACGCCGTTGCATTTGCTATGGGCGTATGGGCATTTGGTGAATCAGCAGGTAGAGCCAGGGCTGCCGCTGAACTACATCGTCAAGGCTACTACAAAGAAGCCAAAGCACTTATGCTTGGAGATAAAGATGTTTAAGAGATTTTTGAAAGCAATGGAATATCGTTCATACTGCATGGCAATTCGTGAACTAAGAAACAAAGGCATGTATAAAAAAGCTGATGAAATCTCTGAGTTCAAAAACACTATGTATCCAACACACTAAGACTGCTACGTTTTAGCGCACTAAAAAATACAATAGTAGGCTTGAATTTTGTTCAAAGTCTGCTATATATATTATATGGAGGCACTAATAATGAGCGAACAAACTAACTATTGTACTACAAAAGGATTAGGCTGGGCTTTCTTAATTATTATTATTGGCATGGTAGGTATGCCTATTCTTGGATCAGCGATTGCTTACCCAGACAACTGTAAACAAAGTATACTAATTCCATGCTTAGGATTAGAGAAATGACGCCAAAAGAAGAAGCAGAAGTAGAAGCAAAGAAAACTTATGAAGGTTTCTTACTATATTCAAAACGTGCAACATATGGTGCTATTGCATTTCTACTTGTAGTAGCATCATGTAACTTTGGTGTTGAAGACGGGCCTAAGAAAACAGGATCTGGTTACAATGGTGAGCAGTATGCTCCTACGAATATGTAATGGATCCACAAAAACGCACAGTATATCTTATGTTGGGCATCTGTGTGTTTCTACACTTTATACTAATACCAATTTGGATGTGGAGTCTAGGATTATGAAACCAAATAACAACTTTGAATTATCAGTTCGTGACATTGAAGTCATTGAATCAGCACTAAGAGCAAAGGCTGGCCGTAGAGGAATGGCCATTGCTCAAGGTGATGTATCAACCCAACTCCATTCGGAGATGACAGAGATACAAGCACTACTCGGACGTATTCATGATCAAAAAGTATGGTACAGGCCTAAAGGTAAATTTGTAAGCGGTTAGGCTTCGATTTTATTTGATATGTGTTTAACATAGTGGGTCATACTATGATCACGTAAACTATCAAAAAATTGGCGCTGTTTCCACGCTGCACGATATCCCCTAAACCTGTCTTTAAATCGTTGCCATAACGTAGCATTACGAATATTTCCATATGTATTAATGTAATGTAAATTTCCAGCATGTTTAAAGAATAATGAAGCTGGAGGAACACGAGTTACAATATCATTATTGTTTACAAAACGATGTATTGTAAAATTTTTATTAACTTCCTTGACCCAACTTTTAGTGCCAGTTCTTGGACTTCCAAAGTTATAACATATTGTTCCAGCAGGCAGTCTACTAGTTGCAATAGTACTCATTGCTGCACCCAAACTATGCCCACAGGTATATGCTTGTTTATATGGTTTTTTCAATAACCATTTTTCAATTTCTGGCCAAAGATGATTTACTTGATTTTTAAATCCTTTATGTACTCTTCCTATACCTAGTTCGTTCTTTACATGAAATGCTCTGAGATCTGCTTTTATATCACTAAACTGTGTGGGCTCAGTTCCTCTAAATGCTAATATAACATAATCCTTAAATCTTATACCATATGCTTGCGCACCATTTTTGTCAAAAAACATAATATCTTTATATCCTAATGATTTGACACTTTTTGTAAAATTGACTTTGTCCTTGTATGCCCATTCGCTTAATTTTGCAAAATGAGCGGCGTTAGCATAACTAAAATTATTTGTTATGTTATAATTTGTCATCTTAGACTCCCTGTATTACTCTCTCATACTATATTTATTGGTAAACTGGGTAAATATATTAAAGTACCTAAAGGGATAGTATATGAATTTAAGTAAAGACTTTTTAATTAGTTTGCCTACCATGGCAACTAAAAAATTCAGTAATAGTTTGATTTATATGCATGAACATAATGGTAACGGAGCAGCTGGATGGATAATTAATAAGCCGCTTGATGATAAGAGTAGTGCTAGTATATCAAAAGAAATAGGACTAAAGGAAAACCCCCAACCTATTTATTTCGGTGGTCCAGTTAATGCAGAGCAAGCCTATGTGTTGCATACTCCTGATTTAAGGCTGGTTAACACTATTCAATTAACTGAAAATTTGTGCCTAACTAGAGAAAAGCATATAATCAATATGCTTAATTTAGGAAATTTCCCATCTAAATGGAAGATTGTAATTGGTCAAAGTCAATGGGGACCTGGTCAATTAGAAAGTGAAATTTATGGAAGTAGAACGCAGGGTAAAAGTTTATGGACAAATATACCGTATAGAGAAGATCTTATGTGGAATACCATTAGTAGTTACCAATGGAGTACTGGATTAAAAGCCAGTGCATCTAATAAAGTAAAGAGCTTAATTACTTTTTAGTAATGTTAGCGTACAACATTTAAGGTACAGATTAAATAGACTTATGAAACATTTCATCAATTCTTATAGTGCATATTTACCAGTTACTATCAAAGAAGCCAATTGGATGTTTTGGAAAGTTAATGGTCATCTAATACCTGAAAACTGGAACAACACGGACATTATAAATATGTACGATACATATTTCGCTGAAACATGGGGAAATGAAGACATATCATCAATCAGTGAAGATAATTTTGTAATAGCATGGGAAACCAAAAATGGTAATAAGCAACAAAATACAATCTCTATCCAATGAAGAACTTAAATTTATTGAAAAATTAGCAAGGTCACAAATGGCATTGGAGGCAGATAAACGTAAAACATATAGTGGATTTTTAACCAAAGGTATAGTCGATAATTCACCAGTAGATACATGTCGTAAAATTATCGATGCTGTCCAAAGTCAACAACAACTTAATGTTACAATGTCAACCAAGTGGTAGTTAGTTTACTTTATATATTTTTTTAATAATAGGTAAGCTGTATAACACGCAAATAAATATATTGTTGCTACTCCTACATCTAATAGATGCTCTCGCATGTGATAGATAAACTCTATTCCTGCTTGAACATCTCCCATAGAAGCTGGATCAACGGTAATTGCTTCGACTGTGCCATCTGCGCTAAACTCTATAGCGGTTCTTTCTGTTTCATTTGGTTCCATTATAAGTTACTCCCCCAACCTTGACCCCATTCTTCCATTACAAATTCTCCAAACGCCTG